ATTTTTTACCTCCTTGTGTTTTTTCCTGGTCAATTAATCTATTCGCAAGAAAATTAAATTTGCTAAAAAAAAAAAGCAATTTAACAAAAATGTTCCATTTCTTGTTAAATTGCACTGCTTAAGGTTAATTTATGCATTTTATATATTTATTTCACGGTTTCATTGACGACAAGGAACCTGGGACTAAACTTAGAAAATCGTCTGTTGGTCGGTCTAATGCCCCACCAACACGATTTCTAGTTTAATCTGTCCCAGCTTATCGTCAACGAACTTTCGCGACATAAAACGTTCACTGACCCCTAAAAAAGACGAATATTTCTTGTCCTGTAGAGTGTCACGTCGGCATTAAAAACCGAATATTTTTACACGTGTAAAAATATGATAAAATAGTCTTGCTATCTGCCCCAATAGTGAATAACTTGAAGGGAGGTATTATCTAATGGATATCTTGCTCGAGCTCTTGCTCAACATCGTGGCTAACGTTGTCGCTTACTTCGTTTGCAAGTGGTTAGATGATGAGCTTAATCGATAGCTAGCCCTACCCGTTAATCTCTTTTGAGAACGTAAAAAAAGCCCTCAGGAACGGCAATTCCTGGGGGCTTTGGTATATTCTAACGAATATCTTTGCTTGCTTATAGTATAGCAGATTTCAAAAAATATGCAATCATTACAATTTACTTGATGAAATAGTTTTGTTTCGTTGCGTTCCAGATTGCAACGATTTTAGTTCCTTCTGAAACCTCGTTATTATCTGTTGTATGTACTAAATCACCATTTTCAGCATCATCTAGGGCTAGTTTCTTCTTGATTTCCTTAAATAGCCCGCCATAACCTAACTGCCGTTTTCGATACAGCCCGTTATACAAATCATCAACCACCTGGGCATTCTCAATACTTAGTTCAAATGGTTTCATTGGATATTTTGCCGTTTCAAGAATGGCACCATGAAGCCCTTTGCCCTGGTCCTTAACTGCCCTAATATCGACCATTGGCACATAATCAACCTTAAGAGATTTTGCCCATAATTCTGCCCATTCTTCTTGAGTTAAATAATTAGCTTTGCTATTAAAATAAGCCCCTCTAACAAACAATAGAACGTGTATATGTGGGTGATAGTCTTTTCTATCTTCGTTGTAAGTAACCTCGATAGACCGAAGATAGCCCAGTAAATTTGCCTGTACTTTCTTCCGCTTGAAAAGTCTATCGAATGACTTGGTTAGTTGCGTTAATGTGCCATTTAATTCAGAGCCTGGCACATTCTTTACTGTAAGGGTCAGAAACAAAAATCGACCTTTCGGAAATTGCTTCATAGCTTCATTGACTATGCAGGCTGTTTGATAAGAATATTTCATTGACCGCCTCCAGTTGCACATTTGACAGAGCTTATTTTTACAGAAATAAGCCTGATATAGTTTCAATCTTCCGTCTGGTTGCTTATGAAATCGTAAAGCCTCTGCACATGATGAAACACGCTCGACCATGCTCGGCTTATAATCTAAATTCTGAAATACCTCAGACAATTTCAGACTAGCAATCTTGCGACCTCGCCAGTCTCTTTTTTTGCCCTTGGAATTCTTATCTATGAGTATTTGAGCTTGATTTTGAGTATGCTCCATGTTATAATTTACCTGTAATTACAAAAGATGAAAAGACCTTGTCCATCCAGTGAAACCTTTCTAAATAATTTTGATTGAACACCTAAATTATAACAAAAGCTTTCACAAATAACAAGGCTTTTTTTGTGCCTAAAAACTCAGTAATATCAAGGGTTTAACCCTATTTTATAACTGATTTTTTCGCCGTGAGTTATTTCTATATGTATCAAGATAAGAAGAAAGCTCCTGCGGAGCTTTCTCAAAAGGGGCTTGCAGCCCCTTTTTTAGCTCTCTAACTCTTTTGTTAGCTGCTCAATTTTAGCGTAACTGTCATACAGTTCTCGAAGTCGTTTTGTCTGCACAAAATTCTTCCGCCACAATCTCCGAAGTTTCATTTTCACTTCTGGGCGGTCGCAAACTGCATTGTATTCTTCTGCGTCGAATGCTTTGGTAAAGGTCCAACGACCTGCAAGGGTGCGGCAGTCTACAACCTCAAAAGTCTGTTCTCGAAGCTGTTTCACAACCCTGGTAAATACCTGAGATGTACCAACAATTTTTATACGCTGTTTCCGTTGTTGTGTAATCTCTGCCAACAAGCCCTCTGGGAAGTTCTTCCAGCTGGCCGAGTTGTATTCGTTTTGGATTTCATCGATGGCAAAAATAACACCGTCCAGCCCGTTGCGAACTGTAAAAATCTGCTTCCAGTCAATCATTGGCAAGGTTTGATGAACGTAGCCAAAATTCGTACAGATAATGGCTTTAGGATACTTCTTCCTCATTCGTTCCAAGTACTCTGTCATTGCCATTGTTTTACCTGCTCCTTGCCTGCCACAGTACAATGTTAGGCCGTACTCTCTGAAATCTTGACCATTCTTAATTCTTGAAAAAATGTCGTGAAATAAGCAACCGAAAAATATCAAGAATTTCAGCCAAAATGATTTATTTGATAGTGTTTCAAAGCGTTGTTCACCGCTCCTTTTTTTAATTTTCATATCTCCTCCAGAAAAGCGCTGCAGCTCGCGCGCGAGCATGCAGACGCTTTTTTCTTTGTCGTTTTCTTTAATTCAAAATCGGTATGCGGTGAACAATCCAGTTGATACACTTGATTACAAATAAAGTCACATAAAAGCCAGAAATGACACCGATACATATAAATAAATCTGAAAATGGAATAATTACGGATGCCTCATATAACACTCCGTAAATGCTAGAAACTGCCGAAGTAAATCCCTCAAAAAATGTTATTCGTGGAATTAAGCCAATAAGCCATTCTAACAAGCCTACACACATATCTATAAGCCCCTGTAACATCTTTAATCCTCCGAAACCTTGTAGAATTTACGCATAAAAAACAAAGCCGTCAACAAGTAAAATATGCCACTAATGAAAGGCTTAGCCTTGACGGCAAAGGCCGTCATAGCACTCCCAGAAACTACCGAATGAGTGCCAAAACCAGGCAAAGTAATTCTAATATCATCAAATGCCGACTTATCGCCAAAGCGATAATTAAAGGCTTGAATATTTGGGAATTTGCTATTGAATGCCAATCTTAAATTTTTAATCCTTGCATCTAACCAGGTCTGGTCAACTCCGAAAGCCCAAGTCAGAGCATCCGTCCACGCTTTAGAAATTGCTCCTGGAATAGCTTTAATTGCTGTCCAGATGTCTGTCAGCCATTTAATCAAACTATCCCAAAATGCTTGCAAACCTGCTAGGATAGCCGCAGGAAGCCCTAAAATCGCATCTAAGAGCTTTTTAAGCCACTCCCATAGTTTCGACAGCCAATCCCAACCAGCTCCCACACCGGCCGAAGCTGTCCCAGTCATGCTATCTATTGCCGTATCTGCTCCAGTATTTACCGCTGTATCTACTCCAGATTTAATTTTAGTAAGGTCTTGTACTTGCGTGTCTGTTAAATTGTGATTTGAAATGGTCGGAATAGTTGCCAATGTTGCACCAGTCACATCTGCATTCTGATCAAATGTGACTGTTGTAGAAGTATCTGGAAAAGCCGTTTGAACGTACTCATCAACTTTCTGAGAAGTAATTGCTGTTGATTTGGCACCTTCAAGCGAAACCTTATCATTAGACCGCTCTCCCAAACCAATTTCTGGTATCGATACACCTGTGACCGTGTAGCTCTTACCGTATGGACCCTCTATATATATACTGAAGGTATTAGCAGCTTTTCCACTATTTGAAAATCTTCTCCTTAACTGCACAATTTGACCAGATGAATTTCGAATAATTTCTGTATCTGTATAAACACTTCCATTTCGTTGTAATTTTAAATTTAGATTGGTTGGAGCTACATCAACGATTACAGTAATAGCAGGTACTAGATAATCTCTACCCTCAACAAATTTCTTGCTAGCCCCTCCTAGCAAACCTGAACCAGCTGGTTTAGTTCCTACTTGTAATTGAGCTGTATCACTTCCAACCAACATACGAATATTAGCAAACGTTCCTGTATGAACCTGTAAACCACCTGTATAATGAACACTTTGATTGTATCTATCTAACGTATTGCCTGTTTTATTTGCTACGTTCTTAACCGCTGTTTTAAAGACATCATTAACCTTAACGGATGAACCTGAAATAAAATCGCCAACACTATGCCCCATTGCAACTAACTCATTAGCAACAGATTGCCCAAATGCTTCTATCTCATCCCAATTGCTGATTGTGTAGCCAAGCAACAAGAAAGCAGCCAAACCAATCAAAACTACAGGAATTACTGCTGGATTTAATGCACCAATCACCATACCGCCACCAGTTAGAACGCCTGCATCGGCTTTAACTGTTTTAGGTTTGTGGACTGCACTAAATATAAGCAAGAAAATACATAGCCATATCTGACATTTTTTTAAAATCTTCTTCATGTGTATCCTCCTAACAAAAAAAGGGTACAAGCTGAAACAAGTACCCTTTTTCCGAAAATCATTAAAAGAATTTTTTGATAACTTTCGGAACTGCTGAAACACCGAGCGACAACGCCAAGATAGACAAACCAGCTGGAACGATAGCTGTAAAGTTGCTTGTAACTGCTTGTACGACTGGTTGGATAAGATCTGCTGTAATCATTTGATTACCTCCTATAAAAAATTTTTTTAATTTTAGGTATTTAACGTCCCCTCGGACAAGGATTAAATAAATTCTTTCAGCGAATTATGGAAAAATAAGATAATGAGGATAGCAGGTATAAAAAGTAATCCGTAACTATTGATTACAGAAGTCTGTAATTTCATTCCTTCGTAATCTTTAGAAATTGTAGTCACTAGTTTTTGAACTTGTTTCGTTGTTTCTGAGGTTTTCAATTCGGAATAGCTAGAATTTAATTTTTCAAGTTCTTTCAGAATGGCATCATCTGAGGAAGGTGGTTGCTCCTGGATAACTTTTGTAAGATTTTCCAAGGCTGTCAGGCTTTTCTCTTCAGTAGTCTGCTCCCCTCGCTCAATTCTTGCCTGTTCTTCAGCTTGTTTTTGCTTTTCGGTATCAATACGAGCAATTTCAGCTTTTTCTAGTCGTTCATTTATCTTTTTAAGTTGGCTCTCAATGTTTTCGCTCTGTTTTATTTGTCGGTCCATTTTTTCCAGGAGAGCCTTGTTATAGCCGACAATTTCTTCACTAGACACCCCTTCCATTGATTAAGCAGCCTTTTCTAAATCAACTGGCTGAATATTTTCAAAGTGATCAAACTTGATACGTTTTGTAGCAATATTTAACTGCATGTGCATTTCTGCAACAGCTGGAAAACTCGCTCCGGCAATCACTGCAAATTGTTCCTGTGTCAAACTATATTTGACTGGTAGTAATCCAATTTGATTTGCCGGGTCTTCATTTGCAAAAGGTAGTACCCATAAAGTAACCCCAGAAATATGCTTACCTGTATTTTCATCGGTAAAATCATAGGGACGAGCTCCAAGAATTAAAACATCATTTTTCATTTTTTACCTCCTTGTGTTTTTTCCTGGTCAATTAATCTATTCGCAAGAAAATTAAATTTGCTAAAAAAAAAA